GTTTCAGGGGACGTTAACAACGGATACGGAAGAGAACCGAGATCAGTTTAGAACTACGTTAGCGATGTACATGGATGGCTTGCCACCGGAGTACAAGATTCCTTTGATGACGCATAACAGGAATCAGATGGTGTTAAAGAACAGGTCAAGGTTGTTTTACCAGGTAGCAGGATTGCGAGCGAAGGGGTCGTTAGGGCGTGGTAAGGGGATTACTTACCTGCATGGCACAGAGACATCGAGTTGGGGTGATGAGGAAGGCTTGGCTTCTTTGCTAGCTTCCTTGGCTGAAAAGAACCCGAATAGGCTTTATCTCTTTGAGAGCACGGCTCGTGGGTTCAATATGTGGCATGACATGTGGCAAGTGGCTAAGAAGGCTAGAACGCAGAAAGCGATCTTTTGTGGCTGGTGGCGAAATGAGCTTTATGCGGCTGACCCTAAATCCGATGTGTATCGGGTGTATTGGGATGGCAAGTTAAGTCCAGAAGAGAAGGAATGGACAAGAGAAGTTAAGAAGCTCTACCAGGTGGAGATCAATACAAGACAGATTGCTTGGTGGCGCTGGAAGCTCAATGAGGGCTTAAAAGATGAAGCGCTGATGTATCAAGAGTTTCCACCAACGGAAGACTACGCCTTCATCATGACAGGCAGTAGCTTCTTTAGTCACACACGATGTACCGATCAAGCGAAGGTGGCGAAGCAACTCATGCCACGCAACTATCGATTCTCGATGGGGCAGTATTTTGAAGATACGGAGTTAATACAAAGCACCGAGCGTATGGCTACGCTTAAGATTTGGGAGGAGCCGATTGATAACGCCTACTATGTTATTGGAGCAGACCCAGCGTATGGAAGCTCTGACTGGGCAGATCGATTCTGCATTCAAATCTATCGAGCGTATGCGGATGGACTTGATCAGGTTGCAGAGTTTGCTACCTCAGAGATCAACACCTACCAGTTTGCATGGATTATCTGCTACCTGGCAGGGGCTTATAAAAACTCAACCTTGAACCTGGAAGTCAATGGCCCAGGGCAGGCGGTCATCAATGAGATGCGTAACCTGAGGCGACAGGCGCAGACGATGGAGCCGAAGAAGGCAAGGCGCTTGGATGATGTCTTATCCCACATGCAGCACTACCTCTGGCGGCGCAATGACTCACTAGGTGGTGTGTCTAATTCGCTTGGTTACTTGACCACGCATTCATCCAAGGAACGGATGCTCAATTACTTTAAGGATTACTTTGAGCGCGGGATGATGAATGTCTACTCGATGGACTTGCTAGAAGAGATGAAGTCCGTGGTGCGAGAAGGTGGTTCGATTGCTGCTTATGGACGCAATAAAGATGATCGGGTGATTGCGACCGCACTTGCTTGCGTGGCTTATGCCGAGCAGCTCATGCCAAGGCTTATGCAAATGCGTATGACAAGGGCAAGGAAGGAAGAGGCAATCACACCCGTACAAGAACCGATCATGGATCGGCAGATCAACAACTACTTGAAAGCACTCGGTGTCGGGCCTCAGTAAAGAAGCCATGATGGAAGTCATGGAGAAGTTTTTCGCAGATAAAAAACGCGGTATCTCCATTCGTCTTTTTGCTGAGCTTTGTGGTCTTACTGAAGATCATCTAAGAGATGTATTCCAGCGCAAGACTTATCCGCTTACCGAGTTTGTGCAACGCCGTGTCAATCGTGCTTACGAGCAATGGACAAACGGCGATGTGGCTGTGATGCGATTTAGGCGTGATGTGTATTTAGAGTTTCGCAAGAAGCCTAAGCAAGCCATGGTGCGTCGCAATCTGATTGAGTTTGATGGCAACCAGTTCAAGTTAAATATTGGCGTAAAGCCTAAGTCTGATGATTACCACCGCGATAACCTAGATACCCAGATAAGGAGAAAGCATGGCCGTTTATCATGATTACAAGTGTGCTGCTCATGGCTTTTTTGAAAGCAATAAACCTGAATGCCCTCATGGATGCACAGCGGATGTGCAAATGGTGTTCTTGCAGCCCGTTGGTATGAAGTCTGATAAGACCAAACACGCTGATAGCACGCTTAGAGAACTGGCTAATGACTATGGCATGTCAGACATTAAGTCAGCTAGAGAAGGTGATCATCAAAACAATGCCTTGCTGAACAATAAGAAGGCTGCGCAACCACAAAACCCATTTGCTGTGCAATGGGGTAATCCGTCACAAATAGGTAACTACAATCTCAATTCCATTAAAGGTGAAACTGTGGGAGGCTTGTCAGCCGTGAAGGAAAGTGGTATAGCATTGCGCAAGCCGCAACCCTCGGTGGTGATGCGAGACCATGAAAACTTGAAGTTACCGACATGAGAATTCCTGACGATCCTGTTCAACGCGAGTATTTCTACAACGACCTGGTTGATAAATGCTCCGTTAGCATCCAGGAACGTACAGGTACTTACGATTCATTAAGGTCTTACTATCTTTTTGGTGCGGGGCTTGATGCCCCACCGGCTTACTACAACAAGATTTACCCGCACATCGATCAGTTATCGAGTTTCCTTTACTCAGCGGAAACCACGCGCTTTACGATTTCGCTTGGCGCTTCTGTGAATGCGCATGAGCAAACCAAGATTCCTGCGCTGACTGGCGCATTAAACGATGACTGGCTAAACTCCAATGCTGATCAGGTGTTTGCGCAAGCTCTGAATTGGGCGCTTTGCTACAACTCCACCTTTATTAAGCTCATTCAGAAGAATGGCTTGCACCCCTACATGGTTGATCCACGCTGTATTGGTGTGTATCGAGAAGATACGCCTTACACAGATCGCCAAGAAGCGTTGATTCAGATTTACTACATCACACGCTCTGAGTTATATGCAAGGCTTTATTCACACCCCAACCGTGATGCACTGCTTGCTCGCTTGCAGTTAGGCCAAAGCCAGCAGAATCAAGTGCCTGATGGCATCCAGCGTCTGATCTTGTCGGCTACTGACCCCACGATGTACGGTAATGTGAACCTCAATATTGCTGGTATGCAGCAGTACAAGGCACGGGTGGCTGAAGATACGATCAAGATGACTGAGTTGTGGGTGTGGAACGATGACACTGATGATTACCAGTGCGTCACGATTGCCGACCCGAATGTCATCATCTATGACAGACCAGGTGAGAGCATGTTCTTAAAGGGTGAGTTGCCCTTTATTCAGCTCTGCCCAACCCCGCAATATGACTACTACTGGGGTATCTCTGAAGTTGCAAGGCTTGTTTTCCTGCAAGACATGCGCAATAAACGCATGACAGAGATACTTGACCTGTTATCGAAACAAGTCACACCACCTACAGCCTTGATTGGCTTTACTGGTCTGCTTGATGAGAAGAACTTTGCGCTTAATCGCGTGGGTGGTTTGCTATCTACGGACATGCCTAATGCCAAAGTAGAGCAATTAGCACCATCGATACCCAATGATTTGTTCCGTGAGATCGCAGAAATCGATCAAATGTTTGAAGAAGCCTCAGGGATTGTGAATGTGTTGCAAGGCCGAGGTGAATCAGGCGTTAGAAGTGCGGGTCATGCGTCGCAATTAGCCCGTTTAGGCTCATCAAGGGCCAAAAAACGGGCGTTAATCATCGAAGATTCGCTTGAAAAGATGGCGACGCTGTATTTGAAAGCCATGCAAACCTATTCTGACCGTATTTATACTGACGATACGGGTAATAAGTTCATTGCAGACCAGTTTACCAAGGACTTTGTGGTCAAAGTAGACGCACATAGCAACTCGCCCATCTTCACTGAAGACTTGCGAAGCCTTGCTTTTGCGCTTGCAGACCGTGGTGCGATCACGAAAGAGCGTTTGATTGACATTTTGGAGCCTCCTATGAAGCAATTGCTTAAGGAAGACCTCCGAAAAATGCAACAAATGAACGAAGCAGCGCAAGAAATGCAAAAACAGCAGCAACCCACGCCAGAAGGCGCAGCTCCCCCTGCTCAATAGGAGTTTTTATGCTGACAAACGGTAATTCCAACATAAATGGCGGTACAGGCGGTACAAGAGGCGGTACTGACCGTTTTTCTTACCAAAATGACCAGCCAAAGGTCGATAGAACTGAGTTAAAACAGATTTATCGCACCCCGCAACTCAATTATGGCCGTGCAACGATGAATCGCACGGGTTATCAACGCGCCGGAGGTCGATTCTCATGATGCAACGCAAAATGTTACGTTATGCTCGCCCATCACGCCGTTAATCGCTTGACAGACGGTTGTTAAGTGGTATAAACCGCGCTGAAAGGACATATTATGGGTGTGAGCGCTGAAGAATTAATGAAACTCATTCGTGGCGGTGCCAAAGAAGGCAAAGCCTCGATGGAAATTGAGGTTGAAGAAGAAGGCACCGAAGGTGAAGAGGGTATGGAGAAGAAGCCTGCCCTTTCTGGCGCTTCCTCGCCTCCCATGTCATCTCCCATGTCTACCCCAGAGCCTAAGAAAGGCGAAGAGATGCAAGGCCGCATTGATGTGCAGCTTGGCATGGGGATGTTAATGGGTGCTATGCAAAAGTTTCCTGATGGATCGCCAGAACAAAAGGCGGTTAAAGAGGCAATTGGCAAGCTAGGTTCTGCATTTGGCGAGATGGATTACAAAGCCAAAGAGTTAGTGCCTGCTGAAATCTTGCAAATGATCCAAACCCTGCCCCAGGCTGGAGGCGCGTCGGCTGAGATGCGAGCGATGGCTGCGGCACCAACCCCTGGGACTCAAAACCCACCCCTTCCTATTTAGGAGAAACGTATGGAACTGTTTAAGCCTAAAGCTGGAACGATTCGTCGGCCTACCGATAATCAACAGCAGAATGGTCAGATTTATAACCCACCCCGCTATGAGCCGTTTGGCGGTCTGTCGGGTTCGTCGAAGGTTTCCAAAAACCGTATGACGCTTAGCAAACCTGGTGACACCAAGCGTGTCATTTAATTGAAGTTGAGGGCTGAAAACTATGTCGCTTGAAAACCTTACCCCTGACGCAAGGGATGAACTTGCCGCTTTGGCGAAAGCCTTGGCTGAGAATCCGAAAACCCGAAAGGAGTTTCTGAAACTGACAAAGCAAGCGCACCCTGATCTTCCTGTTCCTGAACTTGAGATCGAAGAGCGTACTAATTCAGCAATTGCTGCACAACAGCAAAAGATTGCTCAATTGGAAGCACGATTGAAAGAAAAGGACGCTCGCACAGAGCTTGAGAAACGTAGAAATACGCTCAAGGAAAAGCGTCTTGCCGAATCAGATGATGATGTCAAAGCCATCGAGAAATTGATGATTGAAAAGGGCATCAGCAATCATGAGTCGGCTGCTGAGTATTACAACTGGATGAAGCAAGCGGACAGGCCGACACCGGCTTATAGCAATCAGCCGATTACTTCCAAGGTCAATGACTTCCAGAAGTATTTGAAGAATCCAGCAGCAGCGGCAAGAGAGGCAGCGGCAAATGCACTCAATGAACTGAGACAGGGTAACCAGTCTCGTCCCATTGGCCTTCGTTAATTAGCTTAAAAGGAATACATCATGCCTATTGGTGGCGGTATTATCCCAGCAAGCGGCACCAGTCAGTACAATGAGCTGACCTACGTCACCCGTAGAGCGTTCATTCCTAAACTGGTTGTCCAGCTTTATAACTCCACGCCCTTGCTCGCAGCATTGCTTGCCAATTCACAGACTGCCTCTGGCGGTGTGTCTTCGGTAACTGTGCCGGTACAAGGTTCCCAGTTTGTTAACGCGCAGTGGTCTGATTACAGCGGCTCGTTTGCACAACCCAGCGTCATGCAGGGTGCTTACAACGCTGAGTTCAACCTCAAGCTCATGATTGCGCCTGTTCCATTCCTCGGTATGGAAGGTGCGGTTCAGCAAGACTATGCTGTGATTCCTTTGATTGAGGCTCGCATGAACGATGCGACCAACGTCATGATGGATGCCATGGCAACAGCGCTGTACACCAATACCAGCAATGCGCAACAGTTTACGGGCTTGCCCATTGCTGTTGATTCGGCTGGTACTTATGGTGGCTTGTCTCGTTCGACCTACTCATGGTGGGCATCGAAAGAGTACGCTGCTGGTTCGGTTAACCCAACCCGTCAAAACATCCTCCAGTACATTTCTGGAACGGTGAAGAATGGCGCAGAGGTTCCGACCTTTGGTGTTTGCGGCTTTGGTACTTGGACGTTGTTGGCACAAGATTTTGTAGGCCAAGAAACCTACATGATCACGCCTGGTAGCAACTTTGCAAGCGGCGAAGAAGGCCCAACTTCTGGTTTCCGCGCATTAATGGTTGCCGGTGTGCCGATTTATCCTGATCCGTATTGTACGGAAGGTGAGTTGTATCTGCTGAATACAAACTATCTCAGCATGTACATTCACGATCAGGCCGAATTTGCCTTTACGGGCTTTGAGTCCACCCTGCCAAACTGGCAGATTGGTTATGTTGGCGCTGTGTTGACCATTGCAGAAATGGTGAGCACCAAGCCCAAGAGCATGACCAAGGTGACTGGCCTCAACTCCCTCACGCTGTAAGGAGTCGATCATGGCATTGGCACTAACGAAACTCATCCTTGCCTCTAGCTCGGTTAACGCCGACACCGCAGGTGCTTATCTTGACGCAGTAACCGTTACGGCGGCTGCAAGTACCACGACGCTTGTTCCGGTCGGCATGTACTTGTTGATTCCCACCGCTAACGTAAGCGTTCAGGTATACAACGGTTCTTCTTGGGTGACGCTGATCGCTGCTAACACCGGCGGTTCGTTGTTCTCGGATGGTATTAACGTCCGGTTCAACAACAGCAGCACTGAGGCGACCGTGACCCTGATGACCGTCAATGGTGGTCAGGCAGCAACTGGCACTTACAACACCTAAGCGAGGTAAAGCATGGATGCCAACAAAGTCGGTAATCTGTTACCGCAGCAGTTCGGAGGTATCCTGCTTGGGAAGCTGATCAGTGCGAATATGAATAGCACGGATGATCAGCGCATTGTGATGTTCAGCAATCCGTCTAAGTTCATTCTTCGTCGGATTGTTGTAACGAATGCTTCCATCTCATTGACCACTGCGGCAGGCGGCGTTTATACCGCTGCCTCCAAAGGTGGTACAGCGGTGGTTGCTTCTTCCCAAGCATATTCTTCGCTTTCCGCTTCGACGTTGTTTCTTGACCTAACGCTTAGTACGTCTGGCAGTGCAAGCACAACGGTTAAAAGTAGTATTCCCAACTTATACTTGTCGCTTACTACGGCACAAGGTGCAGCAGCAACGGCAGATGTTTATGTCTACGGGGATATTTTAGAAGCATGATCTTTGTTACTAACAAAGGCAGCGATACGCTGGTCGGCAAATACGTCGATCAGCGTATTGAATTTCCGCCTAACAAAAGTGTTCCAGTGGAACCTGTTGTTGCCCGTCATATTTTTGGCTACGGCGATGACAACAAAATTCCTTACTTGGTGCGTCTTGGCTGGATGAAAATGAATACAGACTATGAGAAAGCCATGGGCAAGCTCAAAGAGTTTGTATTCACAGACGCGCCAATCAAATCCGACCACTTGTCAGCCCTCGTGGTGGATCGAGTAGCCGCGCCCCCTCTTCGCGGTCGGGGTGCGGCCAAAGTCCAACCTCCTGCTAATGAGGCGTAAATGGCAACCTATTCGGGCTATATCGCAGAGGTTAGAAGACTCCTGCATGATGCGGCTGGTAATTTCTGGTCTGACACGGAACTTACTGACTACATCAATGGTGCGAGGCACCGAGTAGTCCGAGATACAGGTTGCTTGCGAGCAATTCTTACAGGTAACACCACCACCTCGGTTGAAACCTTTCAAATCACATCATTAACGCTGCCAACCTATGCCGAGCAGATTCTTGATGTTTTAAACGTCAATTTGTACTGGGGAAACACGCGAATCCCCTTGCGTTACATGTCATGGACGCAATTCAACGCTGAGTTGCGGTTTTGGCAGAACTACACGGGCAGGCCCATTGCTTTTACGCGCTATGCGCAAAGTACGATCTATTTAGGGCCAGTTCCTGACCAGGTTTACGTCATGGAGTTCGATACCATCGTTTTGCCGGTGCCGTTGACTTCTGACTCACAGACTGAACCCATCTTAGAACCTTATACGTCGCCTGTAGCGTTTTATGCTGCATACAAGGCTAAATACAAAGAACAGTCTTACGGTGAAGCTGAAATCTTTAACGCTGAGTACAAGAAACAACTCTTGGCTGCGATTAATTCTAGCTTTACCCGTCGCTTGCCCACACCCTACTCTGTACCGTACTGATCATGGCCGCTGTTGAGCAAAAGAAGTCCTATCACGTTACCAAGGATTTCAAAGGGCTTAACACCAAGGCCAATCGCACGGCTATTCAGGAGAATGAATTTGCCTGGATAGAGAATGTGATGCCTATTGGGTACTCCAACCTGAAAGTTATCCCCAAAGAAAAGCGTGTTACTTACAGTAGTACAAGTTTTAGTTGGGGCGGCACGGTGCATTACATGGCACCAGCCAATATTGGTGGTGTTGCCTACATGTTTGCGTTCTTCACCAATGGAGGTGCGCAGTATGTCAGCTTGGAAACCCCTACCGCGCCGATCACGTTGGCTGCATCGGGAACCTTTAGCGGTTCAAGAACTCAAATCAGTCAATGGAAAAATGAGCGAGTGCTCATCATTGACACAACTTATGGCTACGCTACGTTTGACGGGACGAATCTCGTTCGGGTCGGTTCGGTCGCAACCATTGAAGTCACAGCAGGTGGTTCAGGATACTCTTCAGCGCCAACCGTAACGATTGGACCGCCCAATGAAACAGGTGGTGTGCAAGCCACTGCGACAGCAACTATTACGGGTGGCGTAGTTACAGCCATTACGATCACAGAAGCGGGAACGGGTTATACCTCAGCGCCTACCGTAACGTTTTCTAGCGGTGCAGCAACGGCAACTGCAACGGTTATTGGGCAGCCTGGCACTTGTATCCAGTCTTTTTCTGGGCGCGTATGGATTGCGGATGGCAGAACGGTGTACTACACCGCAGCCGATAGCTACAACGATTTCACAAGTATCTCTGCTGGCAATATCACGCTTGTTGATGCCACGCTTTATGGCGACATCACACAGATTATTGCTGCCAACAACTTCCTGTACGTGTTTGGCGAATCGTCGATCAACGTTTTTTCTGATGTTCGCGTCAATACGCTTGGCGAAACGCTGTTTACCAATACCAATATCAGCGCATCGATTGGTACGGAACTGTTCCTTGGTGTTTTTGCTTACTTTCGAAGCATTCTGTTCATCAATCGTTATGGCGTGTATGCGCTGGTTGGTGCTACTACCACCAAGATTAGCGATGCTTTGGATGGCATCTTCCCGAATATAGACTTCAATAGCACGATAACGGGTTGCCAAACACTGATTTACAACATTTTGGTGTCTGCATGGAACGTCAGATACAACGACAATGGCACCTACCGTCGAATTCAACTAGTGTTCTTTGATCGCAAGTGGTTCATTAGCTATCAAGGCAACCTCACGCACATCAATTCGTCACCAGTCAATGGTTTGATTAATTCTTATGGTGTGGAATCTGGCGGCGCGTTCTTCAGAATGTACGAAGATCAGGCAGCTAACATCTCAACTGAGGTTGTCACAGCGCTTTGGGACTTAAAAGACCCGATTCGTGACAAACAAGCGCTTAAATTGGGTGTTGAAGCGACATTTCCGGTCACAGTTGCTGGTTCATTGAATATTTCGATTGATAGCGAGGCTAAAAGCTCGACATCGGTGGCTCTTGGTAATGCAGTTGCTTGGCAAAACAACAGTTTGAACAACATTGCATGGACAAATAATGCTGGAAGCACCTTGCAATGGATTTCTTCTGGGTATCAACTGAGCGAAGGGTACAAGTTGCTTAAGTATGATGCTCAGATGTATGGCAAATACCTTGGTATGACGGTAACATCCACGGCACCGGCCTTTACTTTCAACGGCTTCCAGCTTGAACATGAACTAAGAGCGAGGTTCTGATGGCAAAGCCAGTAACAATTCCGAATACATTTGCCACCGCAACAACATCGATTCCGCTTGCCAACCTTGACGCTGACTTTTCAACGGTTGCAACAGCGCTCAACGACGCATCAACGTACAGCAACTATGCGCTTGATTCAGGCACCGTAGACGCCTATGTGGTGTCGTTATCGGGCCTGTCAACAACGTACCAACCAGGGCTTGCCATTCAGTTCCAGGCAACCAATGCCAATACTGGGCCTTGCACCTTAAATGTCAATGGTCAGGGTGCAAAACCATTGGTTTATCCAGACGGTAGTGCGCTTGCTGTTAATGGCATTGTGGTTGGCGCCATTGTGTCGTGCATGTATGACGGCAATAATTTTCAAATACTGTCGATTAAAAACGCATCTGGAGGTGGTGGTGGAAATGGCACGGTTACTTCAGTTGCCATGTCTGTTCCTGCATTCTTGTCGGTTTCTGGATCGCCTATCACAACATCTGGAACGTTTGCAGTATCGTATTCAGGAACAGCGCTTCCTGTTGCCAATGGTGGTACGGGTGCTACAACACTTGCAGGTGTCCGTACAAGCATTGGCGCTGGCGATGTCAATGGGCCTGCTGCTTCCGTTGAGGCAGAGATTGCTCTTTATTCGGGCGTAACCGGAAAAACAATCCAGCGAGCCACAACCACAGGTATTTTGAAAGGTACTTCTGGTGTTCTTTCAGCGGCTACAGCGGGCACTGACTATTTAGCCCCGCCCTCTGGAACATCCATTCTGAAAGGCAATTCAGGGGGTGCTCTAGCTAATGCGGTTGCTGGTACTGATTACGCGCCTCCAACAAGTGGCACATCTATTTTGTATGGAAACAATGCTGGTGGATTTAGTAACGTTACTGTAGGAACAGGTCTAAGTTTTAATGCTGGTACGTTAGCCGCAACAGGCGGCACTGGAACAGTCACAAGCGTTGCATTCAGTACAGGGACAACAGGACTATCGGTAACCGGAAGCCCAATAACATCGTCTGGAACTATTGAGCTTGCAGGAACTTTAGCGGTTGCAAACGGTGGGACGGGGCAAACAGATAAAACATCAGCATTTGATGCGCTAGCACCAACAACCACAAAAGGTGATTTGATTGTTAATACAGGCACGGACAACGTACGTCTGCCTGTAGGAACGGACGGGCAAATACTTGTTGCTGACTCAACCGTTACTCAAGGTGTTAAGTGGTTTACTAGTTCAGGCGCTGGCACAGTAACTTCAGTCGGTATTTCACCGCCAGCATTTTTAACGGCTGGTTCTCCAGTAACAAGTTCTGGAGATATTTCGCTAACCCTTTCGGGTTCTGCTTTGCCTATAACGTCAGGCGGCACGGGTTTAACGGCACTTGGAACTGCCGGTCAAGTATTGCGTGTGAATTCTGGTGGTACGGCACTTGAGTATGGTGCCGTTACAGGTACAGGCGATGTTGTTGGTCCAGCAAGTTCTACCAATGCACAGATAGCATTGTTTAGTGGCGCAACCGGCAAACTCATACAAGCTGCTACGACATCAGGCATGGTTAAAGCAACTGCTGGTGTTATTAGCGCTGCTGTTGCAGGCACTGATTATTTAGCACCAAATGGTGCGCTTGGTACGCCTTCATCAGGTACTTTAACCAATGCAACTGGACTGCCTATATCGACGGGTGTAAGCGGCCTTGGAACCGGGATTGCAGCAGCGTTAGGGCAATCAACAGGCACAGCAGGCGCACCAGTTTTATTCAATGGTGCATTAGGTACGCCTTCTAGCGCTACGCTTACAAACGCTACGGGGCTTCCAATAAGCACTGGCATTAGCGGTTTGGGTAACAATGTTGCAGCAGCTCTTGCTGTAACCGCAGAATCTACTGGCGGTATCGTTCTTTACAACAGTGATTTAGGAACGCCTAGTGCTGGCGTTCTTACTAATGCAACAGGTCTGCCTTTAAGTACGGGCGTTACGGGTACGCTAGGCACAAGCAACGGCGGTACTGGTCTATCAACCATTGGTACATCGTTGCAGTACCTTCGAGTAAACGCTGGCGCATCAGCGCTTGAATATGCAACGCTACCAAGTGGTGATGTTTCCGGGCCAGCAAGTTCGACAGACAACGCTATTGCTCGGTTTGATAGCACGACTGGCAAAGTCATTCAAAACTCATCGGCCACCATTAGCGATATAGGCCAAGCGTCGTTTGTAGGTTATGCACAGATCACGGCTAATACGGGTGCTGGCACTTCTGGTTATCTGGAACTGCAATCAAACGATAGTGGTACTGGTACCAAGACGCTTCGTATCCAGCCAAGTGATTTGGCAACAACGTCAACACAGACTTACACATTCCCAACTGATTTGGGTTCTAGCGGTTATTTTTTGCAGACTGATGGTGTAGGTCAGTTGACATGGGCTGCTGCTGGAGGTGGCGGGTCAGGCGGGCCAGTCTTAGAGTCTCAAATCACAATTAGTCAAAACTACACCATTAGTAGCAATACCAATGGTCTTTCAGTATCTCCAGTAACGGTTGCCGCTGGCTACGCAGTGACTGTTGGAACAGGCCAGTCCTGGATGATTCTTGGTTAAGGAAGCGATATGAGTAAGATCAAAATTCAAGGTAATGCAAGCGGAACGGGTACCACTACGTTTCAGTCTGCCAATACCTCTTCTAATACAACCTTCACGCTTCCCGGTACGGATGGAACTAACGGGCAAGTGCTGACAACGGATGGTGCTGGCGCACTGACGTTTACAACAGTAAGCGGTGGTGGTACAACGACCAATGCTTTGACCATGAACAGTGGTGGTTCTGGCGATGCGTCTGGAACGACGTTTAATGGTTCTACGGCTAGGACAATTAGTTACAACACGATTGGTGCAGTACCTCTTAACGGTGCTTTAGGTACACCATCTTCTGGGACGCTATCAAGTTGTACGGTGGATGGTACTAATCCAGTTGGGTTTAGAAACGTACCTGTATCGAGCAATTCAACTAATACGCTTGTTGTTGGCGATGTGGGTAAGGTCTTGTCGGTAAGTGCGGGGCAGACGGTGCCTAATGCGACCTTTGCTGCTGGCGATGTGGTGGTTATTTTCAACAACTCTTCTTCATCTATCACGCTTACGATGTCGATCACAACAGCTTACATAGCAGGAACAGATACGGACAAAGCCACAATGACGCTAGCAACGAGAGGTGTGGCTACGATTCTATTCATCTCTGGTACGGTTTGTGTTGTTTCTGGGAACGTGTCATGACAGGTATTTTGTCTGTCCTAATTGGACAAGTATTCTCTGGAGGCGGAGGCGGCGGCTACACCGTCGTCCAAACCTTTACCGCTACGTCTACTTGGACTTGCCCTACTGGTGTTACAGAGGTTGAGTATTTGGTTGTGGCTGGTGGTGGCGGGGGTGGGGGTCAGGCTGGTGTTGGAGGTGGTGGTGGAGCCGGAGGGTTTAGAACTGGTACAGGATTATCCGTATCTACTACAGGCGGCGATGGTAACGGTAATTACACGGTAACCGTTGGTGGCGGTGGCGCAGGCGGGGCATCAGGAGGTACTGGTACTAAAAATGGTGTAGCAGGCTCCGATTCTATTTTTAGCAGCATCACATCTACTGGTGGAGGTTACGGGGCTTCTAAATCTGGCGGCGGTGAAAACGGTGGAAACGGTGGGTCTGGTGGTGCTGCTGATCGTGGAACTGGTGGAACTGGAACGGCAGGCCCACCAAGACAGGGATATGACGGTGGTAATTCATTAGGAAGCGGTGGTTATCCTGGTGGAGGTGGTGGTGGTGCTGGAGGACAAGGCCAAACGCCACCATCTAATACTTCTAATGGTGGCGATGGTGGGTCAGCGTCTACATCTGCTATTACTGGGGCAACTGTTTATTACGCCGGTGGGGGCGGCGGTGGTGCAAATTATAATAACGCCGCTTCAGGAACGGTAGGTGGATTAGGCGGCGGGACATCAACAACATCTCAAAAGGGCGGTGGCGGCAATGGAGGTAAATCTGGGCCATCATACGTTGCTCCAGAAAGCGGAACGGACTACACCGGCGGAGGTGGCGGTGGGTCAATAGCAAACGATGGCTACCCCGCATTTGTCGCCGCAGGCGGCAACGGCGGCTCCGGCATTGTTATCCTCAAGTACACCGTACCAAGCCAAACCGTATTTACGTTCAAAGGCACTACTACTTGGAAATGCCCTACTGGTGTTACCAGCGTTGACTATCTTGTGGTTGCTGGGGGTGCAGGTGGCGGGTCAAAGTACGGAGGCGGGGGTGGAGCCGGTGGTTTTAGAACAGGTAGTTCGCTAAGCGTAACAGCAGGAACAGACTACACGGTTATTGTTGGGGGCGGTGGTTCTGGCGGTGCAGCATCAGGTAGTAACCCTGGTGTTGCTGGATCAAATTCTTCTTTTTATGGCTCTGGTATCAGCAACGACCCAGCTATTTCAAATGCCTCTGGAACGGCATCTTCAATATCAGGCACGACTTTAACGGTTGGTGGTACTGTTACCAATACTTTTTATGCTGGTATGGCTCTATCTGGAACCGGCGTTACAACAGGAACCATAATTACTGCATACGGAACGGGAACTGGAGGCGCAGGAACTTACACGGTCAACGTAAGCCAGACAGTAGCCAGCACGACTATTACTGGCGCATTAAGCGGAATAAATTCTTTTGGTGGCGGCCGAGGTGGTGGTATTGGTTCTGCTGGTGGTGCTGGTGGTTCAGGCGGCGGTGGAGGCGGGTCTGGAAGTACCTCATTTGCGGGTGGTGCTGGCAATACACCATCAACAACCCCGTCACAAGGAAATAATGGTGGGTCTAATTTTGCACAACCGGGAGTTGGCCCTACTGGGGGGGGTGGTGGTGCTAGTGCTGTTGGCGCAAATGCAGCATCAAGCACCGCTGGAAATGGTGGTGCCGGAACTTCATCATCTATTTCTGGTTCGTCCGTAACCTATGCTGGCGGCGGGGGCGGGGGAACAATTAGTGGGACTGCTGGCTCTGGCGGTTCTGGAGGCGGGGGTGCAGGGTCTAACTCTACCGCTGGAACTGCTGGAACACCGAACACAGGAGGTGGTGGTGGTGGTGGAGGCGGTGACAATGCTTCAACTGGTAACGGAGGTGCAGGCGGCTCCGGTATCGTAATCATCAAAATCAATCAATAACATGACTACAAAAACATATCGCTTTCTAGGCATCGATACAGCCATGCACTTACTTCGTCCAGGCGCGAAGTGGGAAATATCAAACAACGTCTTTACACGGTGGGATGATCCACGCCCATGCCCTTCCATAGAAGAAGTGTATTGGGTTATTGACAAGATTCGTGAGTTTGAGGACAGCATCCCTACGATCTACACCGATGAGCAACTGAAAGAGATGGGCATTGCCAAAGAGGAATTTGAACGTGCAGTTGCATAACTTATTCCCCATTCCTGTCGGCTTTGCAGAGCTTGGCAGACCCTTAAGCGATGAGGAGTTGTTCTTCATCCGTGAGCTTGAAACACGACCCAACATGGGTAACACCACAAGCACGAACAACTTTGTATTGCGTGATCCTGCGCTCACCTCACTGCGTTCGTTTATAGAAGATGCGGTGTCGGATTACTTCAAAAGCACAGTCAATCCTAAGCACAATGTCAGCCTGAGAGTTACCCAAAGCTGGTGCAACTACAGCAACCCAGGGCAATACCATCACAAACACGCACATCCTAATAGCTACATCTCAGGCGTGTTTTATGTGCAGACCAATGACAATGACAGGATTTACTTCTACCGTGATGGCTGGCAGCAGATCAAGTTTCCGCCTGAGCAGTGGAATCCGTACAACTCTGAAAGCTGGTGGTTTGAAGCCACGGCAGGAAAGCTGATTCTGTTTCCATCGTCACTGACGCATATGGTTCCCGAAGTCAAAGGCGATGACACAAGAATCTCACTATCGTTTAATACCTTCCCTGTCGGTGTTGTCGGGGAAGAAATGGATTTAACTGGACTTAGGCTGGAGGCGTGATGAGTCATTTCGCTCGCATAGACGAAAACGGATTGGTGCTGCAAGTTGTTGTGGTTGACAACAAAGATACGGCTGACGCTTTCGGCGTTGAGAAAGAACATATTGGTGCAGCGCACCTAGAAAAGATTCTCGGCGGCACTTGGAAGCAGACAAGCTACAACGGCAACATGCGTAAGAACTACGCAGGGATTGGTTACACCTACCGAGCAGACATTGATGCCTTCGTGCCGCCAAAGCCTTTTGCTAGTTGGATTCTCAACGCAGACGCGCAGTGGGAGGCTCCTGTGGCGATGCCTACCGATGGTGCCATGTACACATGGGATGAAGATACAACTTCTTGGATAGCACAAAATGGCTAACACCATCAATGCAACGTCTGGCATAGGCATTGTCTATACGGCTGACAATACTAATGAACTTATTCTGCAAACCAATGGCGCGAATGCGTTAAGCATTGATAGTAGCCAGAACGTATCGTTTGCCAACACGCTTGCACTTGGCGTATCTAACACGCTCATGGAACTTACGTTATCTGCCGCAGCAGAAACGGTAACCATTTCAGCGACAGCGGCTACAGGTACGGTTAACTTTGACGTTTCAACACAGTCAATCCTGTATTACACAAGCAATGCTGGCCCTTCAAACTGGACGCTGAACATTCGTGGTTCCAGTTCAGTCACGCTTAATAGCATCATGTCAACAGGGCAAAGCGTAACGGTTACTCACCTTGTGACGCAGGGCAGCACCGCTTACTACAACTCATCACTCACCATCGATGGTTCAAGCGTAACGCCTAAATGGTCTGGCGGTTCTGCGCCTGTTGCTGGTAACGTCAATGGCGTTGATGTTTATTCATACACCATTATTAAAACAGGTAGCGGTTCCTTTACTGTGTTTGCCTCTCAGACGAGATTTGCATAATGCCCATTCTGTCTGCGTTTGGTGCGGCTAAAGCATTAGGTGCTGGTGGTGGCTCTGTTGTCGTTCCAGACTATAGCTATGATTTTGGAGGCTCTGCTTATATCAGCGCTCCAAGTTCAACTCAGTTCGTCGCAGGAACTGGCAACTTCACGTTAGAGTTTTTTATCTACCTTCGTTCTACGCCAGCAGCAGATGCGGCAGTGTTTGACCTTGGTAGAGGACTTGTTACAAACGCATTTGCTTTTCAGCTAAACCCTAGCAGGCAGTTCAAGTTCCGTATCGGCGCTGGTTCTATAACGTCTAGCACAGCTATATCACTCAATACCTGGTACTTCATCACGCTTACTAGGCTATCGAGTGCGTTGCGTTTTTTCTATGACACAACCAACGTAACGACAAACCCATCTTACACAACCAATCTTTCAGGTCAGAATGGCATTAG